TTCTACTGTACTATTAGCAATATTAACACCTGTGCTGTCTGTAATGTTTTCTGTTGTGCTTAAAGAAGTTATCTTTAATAGACCGCTTGCAGGTCTATTACGCTTTGGTACATAACTTATTAATTGTGCAAGTCGTAGAATACTATCACGACGCTGTGCTGTTTCTAAAAAATTCTCTCTAGCGTTTAAGTCGATACGGAAACTTAAATTCTGTCCTAAAAACGCAATGGTATCTATTAATGCAACAAATTCACTGCTGTCAATATAATCGTTGAAGTCTTCAGGAAAATTTTCCTGAACATAAGAAATTAATACACGACGAATAGTTTCAAAGTCGTAACTTTGAAAGTCAGCATTTTTTAGAGATTGGTATATTTTTGTCCAATCTTCAGTTACTAGTAACTTGGTGTTAGTTGATGGTATTGTCATAATTTCTTTCTACAACATATTTATTTTTAATATAAACCACGCATTTATTGAATAGTCAATCCTATGTTCTGATCAAATGTTAATCTCATCTGACTAGAGACATCTGACCCTACTAGCTTCATTGTTACTTCTACAATATACCCGCTAGGGAATTGAATTAGCTTAATATCAGTGGGTATGGCTCTAGGATCACTGCTACATATTCTTTGTATGTCAGCGTTTAACGCTTCTTTAGTCTGAGGCGTCATTGGTTCCATTATCAATTCCCAAACAATGCTTCCAAAATTTGGATTCATTACACGCTCGCCTCGTCTAGTATTAAAGGTATTAATGATATTTTGTTTAATAAGTTCTAGGTCAAACAACTTCGATGTTGCGTTTGCAGGGTCAGTCGTGCTGAATCCTTTATAGAACTGAACTTGTTTCGAAGTAGTAGACGACACTACAGATGCATTGGTTATTTCAATTGACTTGTATGGCATAATCTAATATTTATTGTCCTGTTTTTATAGGGTTTCCGCTACTGTCTGTTACGAATCCATTTGTACCATTGCTAACTGTAGAACCTTGTAGCTGTCCTAAGAAACATTCATAGTAGCCTTTTTTACGAGCATGGATATCCGGGACATTATAGCCAACAGCACTACATGCGGCTTCAAAGTAGCCGGGGCCAGGCGCTGCCTTGACACGATCTTTCATATACCAAACACACACTTCGGCAGCAATTTCAGGGTTATTCATTAGGGTCGGATTATTAACAATATCGTGCCCCGACAACTTAGCATACTTGGTATAGTTGCCTCGACCAGTAAGCTGAATATACCCACGGCCAATAAATGCGGCGCCGTCGCCTGCTTGGGTATTCCCTAGTCCTCTGCCTTTGCTGGTGTTGTATCCGTATAGTAACTCAGGAAGTTTATTGCCAGGATTTCCTGCATACTGCTGTGCAAGTGCTTGATCGCCTTTAAACACACTAGGAAATACCTGTAGTAATCTAGGTGCGGTGTAATTAAAGGATTCTTCTACTGTCTTCCATCGACTTTCGCCGCCTGCAATGCCAAGTAAAGATGCCATCTGGTATGGGTTTGTATATCCTAACTTTTGGCAGGCTGCTTTTAGTGCGGCTATTCCTGCCGACGCAGAGCTTGCATTAATATCTTTAGCATACTCGGGTGTACATGTTCCAGGTGGAATCTCAGGTTGGTTTGCCGGTTCTTGGGTTCCTGCATTAGGGCTATCAGCAATACCGCTACCTGAACGGCTAGATCCAACAGTTATGTCAGTTGCCGCACTATTAAACTTTGTAGGATTAACATTCTCATGCTGATCCCACGGTTCGTGTGTAGGAACCCTTTGTAAAATTGTCGAAATTGTACCTGTGTTGTACTTGTCGTTTGCCCATCCTGTAGCCTTAGGATCTCTATTAGGAAGTTTGTAGATTGTTAGAAGCGGCGGAGTTTCAGCTGCATCTACACCTGCTGGTGCTTCTGCGGCTGGTCCATTCATGTGTATTTGGCTTCCAACTAGAACAACATTTCCGTTAGCATCTACACTGAACACGCCACCCGATCCAACTAGGAAGCCTTCGCCGCCCGTAATATTAACACTACTATCTGCAACAATTTTAAGATCTTTAGTTACACCTAAATTGAAATCTTGACCAACATTTGTTTTAAGAGTCTGTCCGACTGTTAAATCGGTATCATTCTTTATACTAATTTTAGCGTAGTCATCAATGGCAAGATTATAGAATCCCGCAACATTTGTTTCCATGTTTTTAACGGCACGCATATTGATGTTTCGTCCAGCTTCAATATTAAAGTCTCTATCTGCTCTTAGATTGAAGTCTGACTCGGTGTGTATGCTAACGCTGTCTGTTGCAAATATATCTAGCTTGCCTGCACTTGTTATTTCAAGCCAAGCTGTACCTTTACTGTTTCCAATATAGATAAGATCTTGACTGTTGTGTAAAAGAATTTGATGCCCAGTTCTTGTACGGATACGAACTAGCTCGTTCTCACCGTTGATATCACCGTCGTCCATTACAAACTGTGTGCCACCTAATCTACTTACAGGAAATGATGACTTTGCACTGCTGTCATTTATGTAGCCAAGATCACCTTTCTTTCCATCAGGGTCAACAGGTCCCGGAGTACTAATTCCAAAAACAGAACTAGGTGCTTCACGGCGAACACTACTAGAAGTTACGCCTCGCACAGTATCTAATAACAAACCTTGCTCAAGTAATCTATCTGCAAAAGGATGTACAGGTTTCTTAACATCGCTAGGATTCATAATCCCCTTTGCATTCTCGCCTTTTAAAAATTCAGCGACTGGAAGATAATCAGTACCGTATCTTTTTAATTGCTCAGGAGTCATCGCAGTATCTCTCGATGCCGCAATACCCGGAATCATATGATTTTGGGCGTAGTCAGGAACACAACCGATCCAATACCCTTGGTTAGGATCTCCGTCAAGGAATATGACCATAACAATGGTTCCTACATCAGGAGGTACTGCCCACATACCATAACTCTTCTGCACATCTTGGAAATTACTACTATTATTTCCTTGGAAACGAATACTGGTTACTCCATAAAATGGACTTAGATATCTAACTGTAAAAGTATCTCCCTGAAGATCAGGAGTATTCTGAACTGTCTTGATTAGGGCAACTTCAAGGTTACCCATAAAGGTAGTATCTAAGTGGTTAGTAATTTCTGCCAGGTAGGGACCCGGACTAGGAAGTTTACTTAATGAACGCTTTTCTACTGACATACATTACCTTATCATTATTTTGTCAAGCGGGCTTGCGCCTGCACTCTTGCTACCAAATACACTAGGAGCTGATTTTCCAAGGTCGCCTACAATGTTCACAGGACCTAATTGATTTCTTACTCCGATAAAATTACCTTCCAAGCTGCCAGGAATACCTGTAGGCCCTAATAGTGAACCTCTTTCTGCATAGAGTTTTAATCCTAGGACCGCTGCATCTTGAACAGTATTAACATTACTCATACCTAACTTATCTTTGTATCGTTGTAATATACCCGGACTACTTTCTTGTGCAGTTTGTTGTGCATCGGCTGGCAAACTAGTTTGACTAACTTCATTTACAGAATTTACACCAAAGGCTCGAGCAATTGAAGATGGGCCGCCGGATGCTGAAATTTTATTAAGATATGCTTGGTCTGGAACAGCTGGGGCTGCTTGTCTAAACGGTGCTGTTGGCGGCAGAGAAGCAATCTCTCCTTGGTTTAATCCGTTTAAATTAACGCCGTTTTTAACTGCTGTATTTAAATCTGTATCCGGTGGAACTGACTTAGTCAAGGATTGCAATTTGCCTTCTAACACACTTGTTAAATTAGGACTCAGCCCTGCAATCTGTGCTTGATTTACTCCAAATGCCGCGGCTACAGCTAAAGGATCAGTGCTACTACCTTGTAAAGCAGACTGTACCATTAGTGCAGAATTATTTGACACTCCTGGTATAGCAGTTAGATTATTTGCCAAGTACCCTAATGCATTACCACTCAAGCCAGGTATGCTAGGAGTAGATGTAGGTGTAGTAGGTAATTGTTGGCTTTGGTATTCAGCCGCAGTTTGCGGGTTCGGATTATTCTTAACTATATTCATAGATGCGCCGATACCTATGCCAGAACCTAACACAGGTATGCTGTTTATTTTCCTAGCAACATTTCCTAAGTACTGTCCTGCTAGTTGAGCGGCAGGGCCTTTAACACCAAACGAATTCAATACTCCCATGGCCACAGACTGAACATAGCCGCCAGGGCTATATACTCGCTGTTGAAGGCCGACTGCGGCTCGTGCAGGAACTGGCATACTGAACGAGGGTTGTTCTGAAATTCCTAACGGACTGATCATTCTCGATACCGCAGGAAGGTTAGGATTTATTCCAGGGACAACTGTAACTGCACCGTTTGTTCCTGGCAAACCAGGATTTGGATAACTTGTGTTTAATTGATCTTTCAATGTTAAGCTATCTGTTCTCACACCTTGACTATCTGGGGAAACTGGTGTAGCGTCTTTAGTTAATTTCTCGTCAGGGTTTGTTTCTGCTTTATAAGTATCAGCAGGATTTGTAACAGGAGTCTTACTGCTTTGAGGAGTTTCATCTGGATGAGCCGTAGGAATTGCCTGGCCAGGTTGTCTAATAATGTTTAGTGTTTGTTTAAATTGTCCATCTTTAAATTTACTCTTAACTGTAGTAATCATGTAGACACCACTAAAGGGTAACAATTTATCGTCAAACTTATAAAATCCATCTGAACCAATATCTATAGGATTTCTAAAATTAATATTCACTAAAACATCACCATTAGTAAACTGTGCTTCACCGCTTTCAGTTACATTAGGAGATCCATCAGTTGACTTGGGACTGTTATTTCCTAGGCCGCCAGTTACAAGATATATTGGATCACCTAATATATCAAGTTCACCTGTTATCATATTAGTAGATTTGTCACTAATAATAGAATTGTGAAAGGCCTGCGCCATGGCGTAGTACGGGCTAAGTTGGGTCTGACCGCCAGAACGAGAATTTACTTTTGTAATCTGAGAATCTGATTGTGGTCCGGATGCCGGCAAACCTTTATCGGTAGTTGTGTCTGTTGCAGGAGCATTGTTCTTTGTAGTTCGAGTCTCATCAGTTTTTGTAACAGTATCTCTCGATTGAACACCACTAGGATTTCCTAGGCCAACAGGAATTCCTTCAAAATATAAATTATTAAAGGATAACTTGAACTGTGTAATATCAAGATTCTTTCCTGTATAGATATAATCGTACGCTCGAACGCATGCCTTATACAACAAAGATTGGTCTACTGTTTGATTAGCAAATCCAGGAACCCTAGTATATAACATTTTGTACGGAGTAATGACATAGGTGTACTCGTAGTAGTGTTTATTCTTTGTCTTATCTATTTGCGGGAGCTCTTTGACTTCAAGTTTAATTAAGAAATAGTTCATCATGTTATCTTTAACTACTTCATTAAACTGAGTCTTATCTCCACTCATCATCTTTTCTATCTGATCTCGAACATACCTGCTATCTCTAACGATAGCTTCTATACACTCATGGATTGTTCTTCCTTCATTAAATTGAATAACCGGAAGCATTGGATTAACAGGAACAGTTTTTGGTGCTTCAGAGTCTTTAGCTTCTGTAGATTTCGAAGTTACTCGATATTGATTTCTAGCCGCAGCCACCTTTGCAGGATCGGGCATAGTAAACAAATTCTTATCTTCTGTTATTTCAGTTACTTTGG